ATGGGCACGATCACATCACGCAAGCGCAAGGACAATTCGACGGCTTACACGGCGCAGATACGGATCAATCGGGACGGGAAGACAGTTTATCAGGAAAGCCAAACCTTCGACCGCAAGCAGGTCGCCCAAGCCTGGATCAAACGCCGCGAAACGGAGCTGGCGGAGCCTGGGGGCATCGAGCGCGCGAACCGCAAGGGCGTGACGATCAAGAAGATGATCGAGCAGTACCTGGACGAGTACGAAAAGATCCGCCCGCTGGGCAAGACCAAGAACGCGACGCTGAAGGCGATCAAGGATACCTGGTTGGGTGAGCTCGACGACTCGGCATTGACCAGCCAAAAGCTGGTGGAATTCGCGCAGTGGCGGATGAGTGAGGAGGGCGGTGGGGTTCAGGCACAGACGGTTGGCAACGACTTGTCGCACTTGGGCGCGGTGCTGTCTGTGGCGCGGCCGGCCTGGGGTTACGAGGTCGATGCGCTGGCCATGCCCGACGCGCGCAAGGTGCTGCGTAAGCTGGGCATGGTGAGCAAGAGCAAAGAGCGCAATCGTCGTCCTACCCTGGAAGAGCTGGATAAGCTAATGAAGCACTTCTTCGAGATGCAGGTGCGCCGGCCGGGCTCGATCCCCATGCCGAAGATTATTGCTTTCGCGATCTTTTCGACGCGTCGGCAAGAGGAGATCACGCGGATTCGTTGGGACGATCTCGACGAGTCCAGGCAGGCCGTCCTGGTGCGGGACATGAAGAACCCTGGGCAGAAGATCGGCAACGACGTGTGGTGTCATCTGCCTGATGAAGCCTGGGCGATCCTGCAGACCATGCCCAAAGAGGAAAAGGAGATCTTTCCCTATAACGGCAAGTCGGTGTCGGCGTCCTTCACGCGGGCGTGCCCGCTATTGGGCATTGAGGATCTGCATTTTCATGACCTGCGGCATGAAGGGGTGAGCAGGTTGTTCGAAATGGATTGGGACATTCCGAGAGTGTCGAGCGTGTCGGGGCATCGAGATTGGAACTCATTGCGTCGTTATACGCACCTGAGAGGAAGGGGGGATTCCTATAAGAGTTGGCAGTGGAAAGATTGCCTTCTCAAGAAGTGACGAAACATTTCTGAGTCGGTTTGGCCTGGTGGGTCGTTGCTTGCGGTGGGCAAAATTAGTATGTTCTCAGACCTGTGATATTAAAAAGACATCCGGCCTGTCTTTTTACCCCCAATTTGCCCATTGCTGAGATTAGAAATGAGAGCTGAGTTCAAGGAAAAGAAAGCGGTTTCTATTGATCTATTGACATTGGATGAGAAAAACCCTCGTCTCGGTTTCGCCAAAGATCAAGATGCTGTTTTAGCTCGAATGATTGCGTACGGGCAGCCTTTTTTTGCGCTTGCCAAGGATATTGCTGAAAGTGGACTGTCCATTGAGCCAGTTGTGGTTCAGAACGACGGAAACAAATATAAAGTTAGGGATGGAAATCGCAGGATTTCAGCGCTCAAGTTGTTAAATCGGCCACATCTTTGTCCTGATAAAGCTTCTAGAGATCGATTCACAAAGCTTGCAGAGATTGCAGAGCAGAATGGCCATTTACTTAGTAAAATTGATTGCATGGTTGGAGCAAGTGATGATGCGATTAATGCTTACATTTGGCGCGCTCATACAGGTGAAAATGGAGGATTAGGTCGAAAAAATTGGGAGTCGTTACAGCAAGAGTTTTATCTGCTTTCTATAGGCGAGAAAGGAGCATTTTGGAAGGCTGCGAAACTCGTGCTTTGGGCTGACGAAAATGACTTGGAGGTTTCGGAGGGGTTTAGTGTAACGACTTTGGGGCGTTATTTTAACGCTGCAAAAAATATTAGGCTGCTCGGATTTGATTTTGATGCTGAGGATAATATATTTCCGATAGTTCCCCTGTTTACAGCTGTCCTCATCGTTAAGAAAATTATTGGAGATATTGAGTCTGGTTTTGTTCACGTTAAACGTGGAGCTACTCCTGGAACAATGTCGCTTATGGGGGCGGCAGATCGTGACTTGTATATAGCGGCGTTTCGACGCGAGTTGAAGCTGGATTCTGTTGATGTGGTCGACCCTGTGCCTGGCGCTAATGGAACGGGTGCAAGGCCCGCGGCTTCGCAGGCCGGCCAACCTGGCGGAAATGGTACCAGTGTCGATGCGGGAGGTAGCAAGCCTGAAGCAGGCCCTGCGCAAGCAGGTACTCCAGAGGCTGAGGGGGCGAATGTAAAGGGTGGCAAAAACGGTACCACTCCCGCAACTCACAGCTCTCTCCGGAAAAAATATGTGACCAGGGCTTTGCATCCGCTGGAAATGCCCACGGGCGAACAAAAAATCAGAGATATCTATAAAGAGCTTCAGACTATCGAAAAGTGCCCGATAGCGGGAATGATGCTTGTGCGGGCCTTTGTTGAAAGTACATTCAGGGCATTCGTGAGGAGAAACGAATTGATGGAGGAGGGGCGTATCGATGGCGCCTCAATAAAGGACATGCTTAGGTTTATTCGAAAGAAGTTGATTGATGATAGTATTTTGGTAGAGGGAACAGGGTCGGATTTATTTCAGAAGGTCGAGTTGATGGCGCAAAATTCGATCGTGACAGTGCCGACTATGCAGAAGTTTATTCATTCTGAAATGTTTAATCCCAAGGACGCGGATGTTATAAGAACTTGGGATGAGTTCTATCACTTCTTGAAATTGCTATGGCAGTTGCTAGCTGCTAGGGCTTAATTGTTTTGTGCTCGGCTCCTTAATTGGGCTTATCTGTTTTGATGTGAACGGTAAGGGGTCGATGTTTATATTTTTGTAGATTAGGAGCTCTTTTGCAATGGGGCGTTCCAAGTGGCTTGAGTAGATTATGTTGAATGTTAATGTATTGTGGTCTTCGTAAATTTCTTGAATTTCTTCGCAGTTGTCATACGTCACAATAATTGGTGTCTTTATTGAATGTACCAGTTGCGCAATGCGTACGTGATCGTCGTGCGTATAGAAACTTGAGTAAAGTTGGTCGGCCTTCTTGTAGTATGGTGGGTCAAGGTTTATCAATGAGTTCGCATTGTGCGGAACTTTGTTCATGAACTTGATGGCGTCATCCGACGAAATTGTTATGTTGGATCTCATTTCGCTTATGTCTAGGATGCGTTTAGCTAGATTTTCTTTTGTATACCGGGCGTCAATTTTGTAATTCCCATCCTGGTTCTTCCCTCCAATAACTCCCCCTTTTATAATGCCCGAACGATTGGTTCTGTTCAGAAAGAAAGTAGCGAAGCCTAATTCGAGCTCGGTGTGCTTTAGAGGATTGAAGTAGATTTCTCGCTGCTTTTCTCTTTCGTCGATAGTCACTTCAGTTTCAAGCAGAAGCTTGATGAAGCTGCGGCTATCATTTGTAACGGAATTCCAGAAGCTATAAATTGCAGGGTCAATATCATTAATAAATATGTTTTTTACGTACTTGTTGCTCAGCAGATAAATTGCCGCGCCTGCGCCGCCGGCGTAGGCCTCAATGTACGAGCCATCTTGAATGTTGTTGTTCCTTAGCAGGTGCGCAAGCCAGGCTCCAAGCTTGGCCTTGCCACCGGGATAGCGTAACGGTGTAAGCATCTGACTATTCTCTAAAAAATCGCTTATGATATTGGATTTTTTAAGGGATTACAAATGGTGATTGGTAATCCCTCAGTAGTAGCGAAAATATAGCTCTTATTTAAGTTAACGCATAAGTTGTTTTTGCTCTTTGGTCGCTTTGTCTCTTTGCTTGTCGATGTAGTCGGCCAAATCTCTTAGGTGAATGCCAAGGGCGGCCTTTTGGCTATTGGCTCCAAGTCTGACAATTGGAATGTCTATTTCTCCTGACATGCATTTCAGTTTAAATTTTTCAACAGTCAGGTGCATGTAATCAGCACAAACGCGACTGAGTGGGATGACAGCCTGTCCATCGTATTGGGCCATGAGTAAAAAAAGTGTATTCATGCTGCCACTCCTATCGAAACGCCATCTACTTGAACTTTGTTTGCGTTAACTAACGCCATCATTGGCCACGGCGAAACCGAATTACCCACCATCATTACCTGCGTCTTATTGCTGAACTTCCGGCCGTCGTGCCCGGTGTCGATAATGTAGTTGTCAGGAAAGCCTTGAGCGCGGTACAGCTCGCGTGGTGTGAGCATTCGCATGCCGATATCGACGATTACATAGGGCGTGCCTTTGATCGTGACGGTGACGAGTGCCAGGCGGTCCCGTGTGGTGATGGTGGCGGCGGGATCGCGCAAGTCGTAGACGTTATCGCTGCCGTAGTAGCCCATTAAAAACGAAGCGACCCGCAAGGCTCCTGCTTCAATCTCGGGCGCGAGCGTGTACTTCACCAGTGCGTGATGTTCAGCGCCGGCCGTGATGGTAGGCACTAGCTCATCCATACTTCGTCCGACGCAATTCCGGCGCAGGGTTGCTAGGTGCGCCGTGACAATCTGTTGCTGGCTGCCGGTGGTGGTGATTGCGGTTAGCGGCTGGGTTGGGTGATGACCTGGTGTTTCGTTGTAACCACCGTTGTGTTGTGCGACGTACGCTACGGCCACAGCGAAGTGGCCGCCTTTGACGCCGCTGCATATGGTGCGCAGTGGATCGTCACCGGGCATGTTGCGCTGGCTGCTGCCATTCGCGTGTTCGGTGATGAAGGGCGCCAGTTGTGGCGTTACAAGGGCAAAGCCGTGAGCCCCGGTGATGGTTTTCGCAAGATCTTGCACTGAGTGGCAGCGGGACAGGTCGTTGTCACTGTGGTTGACGCTGACGATGAAGGGGTTTTTGTGTTCAACCACGTAGCGTTTGGCGCCTTTGCGCAGGCGTTCCATGGTGTTGTTTACCAGCGGCCGCTTGACCCCGGCAGCACGGCCTTCCTCTTTGGTGAGAAAGATGCTCGGGCACGGGATTGACCAGTCGATGCAACTGGCAGCGGTGCGGTAGGGGAGCTGCCCCTTGCCTGGATTTTTGAAGTGTGTCGGCTCTGGCCAGCGCAGAAGTTTGCCATCGCGACGGGCGATCATGAACAGACGCTCACGGGTGGTGGCGGCACCGAAGTCGCAGGCCTTGAGTTTGCCGTGCATCAGGTCATAGCCCATTGCGCGCAGTTGGCATTCGAAGTGGCGCCAGGTGCGACCTTTGCGTTTCGGGTTGGGCACCAGGTACTGATCCTGCACCGGTACACGCTCGCCGACCGCTGCGACGGTGAGGTCTCGACGAACAACTCGGCCTGTTTTCGGGCAGCGCTTGGCTATCAGCGGACCCCATTGCAGGATCTGCGTCACGTTTTCCATCGTGATCATGTCCGGGCTGACCTGGCCTGCCCATTTAATGATGACCCATGACAAAGAGCGGCTGGTGGTGCTGCGGGCCTGCCCACCTGCTGCAAGGCTATGATGGGTGCATTCCGGGCTGGCGTGAAGATGATCGACTGGGCGGCCACGGGTCGCCATACGCGGGCATACATCATAGACGTCGGTGATGTAATGCTCGGCGCTCGGGTGATTACGCTTGTGCATGCTGATCGCGTCGGCATTGTGGTTGATGGCAATATCCACTGGAATGTCGGTGGCCATCTCCTGGCCCATGGTCGCGCCACCGCCGCCTGCGAACAGGTCGACGCGGATTCCGCCAGCCAAGTTCAGACCAAATTGGGTTTTGACTGCTGTGGTGATTGGAGTGGGGTCGAAGGAGGTCATGCTTGGCCTCCATGGACGGGATCAACGAAAGTAGGCAAGCTTTGCGACCGCTTTGGCGCAAGGAGCCAGCAATGAATACTGACAGCGCTAAATTCACGAATAAGAGGCTTGTTTTGTGGTTGCTTTCCCCTCTCGGTGTGTTGTTCGTTGTAGGGGGGACGGTTTTGGCTTTTAACCAAAAAGATGCGCCTGCATGGTTTCAAGTTATCGGAAGCTTGGCGGCCGTCATTACTGCACTGGTCGTAGCTAACAAGCAGGCGCGTGATACTGCTCAAGCGCGCAGGTCTAAAGATGACGTGGTATTTAGGCTCGTTTGTGGCGTCGCAGAGCGTGCTGCTGCGGTGAGTAGCCTTTTGTTTCAGAATTTCGACACGATTCAATCTGATGACAAGGCTGCTCGGGTTGAAATCATGACGACGGTTGAGGAGCAGTTGCTCGCTATGCGCGGCATTAATCCTGTCGATTTGCCATTGCCAGATATGGTCGAACCCTTCCTGGTTATAAGGGGGGCATTGGAACAGAGTGTGGTTATGGCGCGTCTGCTTTCCGATACGGGCATGATTGATAGATTTAGGTGTGCGACAGCACTCTCGATGAACTCTCAGGCTATTCACGTGGCGGCCAGAAAGTTGTCTGGAATGCGGCTGGCTTAGAGTTCCTTTCGGGGGGTTATACCCCATAACAGGCTGCGCGGGCGGGCAATTCTGAGCGATTAGCGTTGCATCGGGTGTGGCTGCCTCGCGCAGCTTTTCGTGGGGTATAAGTGCCTCGGCAGTGGCGCTGATAGACGCAGTAATGCCTGCTGCTGCGCAGCAGAGACTCTTTGTTTTTTGTGTGTCGACGCCATTAGCGTGGCGGAGCAAAGCGGTTGATGCTTGGGTGGTATGCCGGTTCGTTTTCATGCCGCTTTCCTCCGGTGTTCGATAGCGAGTTGGTCCATCAGGCGCTGGTTGAATTGCTGTCATGTGGTGTGCTCCTGGTATCACTTGGCTGGTGGTGGCGGCAGCCATTTGGATTGGTGGTCTTACTCGGTTGGTTCGTCCTGCGGTCGCAGCATTTCTTCATCCGCCTTGTAGGCACGGATGTCGATCAGTGAGGCGACATGCCGGATGTGGGCGTACTTCGGTGCCTTGCGGCTGGTGTCCAGCGTGGTGATGGGAAGCTGAATCCGGCCGCTGTTGATCTCCGCTACAAACGACTGCTCGTTGAGGTTGCGGAAGTACTGCTCGCGTACTTTTTCAAGTGGGATCAACACGTCGCCGAAGGTGCGGTAGAGCAGTTCTACGGTGGCCGATTCGGGTGCGGGTTGTAGCCGGAGTGGGGTTTGTCCGGTGTTAGTCATCGGCTTGTTCGGCCTCCTTGCGTTGTTTTCTTGCTGGATGATTCCAGGCATTCAGACAGTGGCATCTAGTCAGCTCGCGCAGATGTTCGGGCACTTCGAGGAGCGCGGCATTGCGCTCCTCGCGTGTCCTCATGGCGATGATCTGGCGGGCATATTCCCTAGGCCACGTCACGGTTGTCTGCCGGGATAGCAGGAAGGTCGATACTCAACTGGTCCGCCAGCCAACGGATGCCGGCTTGTCTGACCTTGGTCGACTGGCTGTACTGAAGGCCGTACTTCTCGTGAAACCACTGGCCGTCTTTAATCCGCAGGTACTCGCGGTCGCGGATGGGGTAAGCCGGCAATCTGCATTCGTTGAGCAGACCTTTTTCCTGCATGAGAGCTATTAGCTGGGTCCGGGTCAGGCTCAGCTGAGTCGCGGCTTGGGCGAGCGTGCGTTCCATGGCATCCCCCTCATGCTGCGTGCGCGGCTGGGGTTGCCGCTGCAGCGAGATGGCTGATGGACTCGGTGACCTTGCCGTAGATCTCGACATCGGTGCCGCACACGGTGAAGCATTTGGTGTGTGGGCTCTTTACGCCGATGCTGAGAATGGTGGTGACGCCGGGACGCGTGTGGGTGCGGTGCACCGCGACGTGCAGGGGGACGTCGAAGCCCATGTCGAGACTCAGGATGCCGCCGGTGCGCACCAGCTCGAACACGCGCTGTTTGTCCTGGATTTCAAACCGGCCGTATTCGCGGCTTGCGTGAGGACGATGCTCCAGCTCGCTGGTGTTGCTCGGGTCGAACGGGCCGTTGGCAATTTCTTCGATGAAGTCGGCCAGTTTGAGGTGCATCTTCTTGCCGTTTTTCAAGGTCAGCGTGTGGCGTTCGCTACCCAGTTCGACGACGAAAATGGTCTCCGATGTGCCGCGTTCAACCTTGAGACGGAACGCCAAGGATTCACGTTTGGGGGGCGACCTCAGTACGTGATTGAAGGTCTCGGTCAGGTTGACCTGGGCGTTGAGCAACTGCAGGGTGCGGTTGTCGAGTTTGAACTTGCTCATGCTGCGTGCCCTCCGCCATTTGGGTCGGAGGGGAAGGGCTGATAGTTTTGGGCGACGAGCTTGGGTTTGTTGTTGTGGATAATGATCAAGCAGCCGGTGGTGGATTGCAGCTGCTCGATCAGTTTCCGGTTGCTGGTGCACGCGGGATGGACGTGCAAGGTTGCCGTGGTGTGCATGGTGTTGCCTCGCTCTGTGGTGGAAGAGTGAGGTAAATATCACGTATTGTGTTTAATGTGTCAACACGATGTGTGATTATTCGGGCTTGTCATGCGCAAACCGTGATGATTTCAGTATCCCGCCCACTAGATGTACCTTGGAGACGTCATGCTGATCGAGGTGAAGGGGGCTATGGTCCTGGTTGACACTGTCAAACCGATATACGCCATCTCGAAGGTAGATGAACTCTTTGATCATTGACCGGCCGTCTTGGGTTTGAACCATCACCTCGTCTCCGGTGACGTATATCTTGTTGGGCTCAATGAGAACGTATTCGCCACTTTTGATTCGTGGATGCATGCTATCGCCGATGACCCTGAGGCCGTACGCGTTAGGGTCATCACTATAAATGTGGAGATAGCCATCACCATGCCCGACAGGGAAATCTAGTGCCTCGAAATAACCATCCATGCCTAATTTTGCCGTGCCGACTACTGGCACCACTCCTTCCTTCGTAGGGCCAATCGGCTTGACAACGCCTGCTGTCTTTTTGGGTGCCCTGCTCAATATCTGCGGTTCAAGGTTGGCCTGTGCCGGAACGAGTTGTTGAGAATTGGTGCCACTAATCAACTCCGCGATCGATACGCCAAGCGCAGGAGCAAGCAGTGTCAGGTCTGTGAGATTAGGTTCCCTGAGGTCGCTCTCATAGTTCCCTATTCGAGATTGTGATGACCAGCCGCATTCTTCAGCCAATTGTTTCTGGCTGAACCCTTTTTGTTTTCTGAGCCGCTTGATGCGGAAGCCTAAAGTTTCCATTCGGAATTTTTATCACGTAATGAAATGTTTTTTTCTCACTTATCGTGTTGAAATAATCACGATCCGTGTTTAGAGTGTGCGAGGTCAAAAGGAGTCAGATTCATGAACCGAATTGCCTGCCTCAGAAAGGAGGCGCAGATAAAACAAAGGGATCTTGGTGAGCTGCTTGGCTGGACCCAGACAAGGCTTAGTAACTACGAGTCTGGTCACAGAATGCCAGGCCTCAGTGAGTGTAGGGCAATCACCTCTGCTCTGAATCAACTGGGGGCCGCTTGCTCACTTGACGATGTTTTTCCACCAGAGCGGGAAACATCAAAAGCTGCTTAGAAAAAAGGCGACCCAAGGGCCGCCCAGCTCCTCCCGGCACGCACCACAACAGCGCTGTCGGGTCGCGATAAAGATAGGCGGGCACACCACATGCTAACCACCTCTCTTTATCGCGCTTTCCAAGGCACGGATGCCTTGGTGTTGCTGCCTTTTCCACCACAGATTGGGCAGCTGTTGCGCCAGAGGTGAACGACGGATCGTTCGCCTCGGCACGGTGCCGGTGTCGATCCTGAAGATCTAACCGGCGTTTGGGCCCTTTCAAGCCACGCGGCAAATGTATCACCACTGCATGTCGCGAGGCACTGGCAACCTGTAAGGATTAATGCCATGAGCCGAATCGCTCTGAGTTCTGTAGAACGGGCGCAGCGGGAGATCCTGCCGCTCGATCTAGCGCTTTACCATGCTGCTCGGGACTATCCCGGTGGTGCGGCTGCAATCGCCGCCACCACAGGCAGAAACCCCACCACGCTGCAGCACAAGCTTTCTCCCACGCACCCGAGCCACACGGTGAACATTCAGGAGTTTGGCGAGATCCTGGAGCTGACCAAAGACCGCCGCATTCTCGATGCGGTACACGCGTTGGTGGGGGATACCACTTGGCAGGAATTGGCCGAGGCGTACACCAACGACATGCCTGAAACCTTGACCACCGGCATTGCTGAGTATTTTCGGCAGGTGGCTGACTTGGCTGATATCTGGGCCAAGAGTATCGGTGACGGCGCGGTCAGTGACCACGAATTGGCGGCGATCCGCCTGCAGGTGTTTCGCGGTATTCAAGGGCTGCTGGGGATGTTCAACCGCGCCACCTACGTCAATCAGACAACGCGGGGTATCGACCGTGGTTGATATCGTCGACTTTGCCAATGACCTGGTGCAGGAGCGTCTTGATCAAGCCCTGGCTGCACGTCGTAATGCTGCTAAGCCCGCTTTAGCGGCGCATTCATTTCTATTCTGCGAGAGTTGTGACGATCCGATTCCGGAGTCTCGTCGGTTAGCTCAGGCGGGTTGCACTCAGTGCGTGAGTTGCCAGTCCATCGAAGAATCGCGGGAGGCCCGGCATGCTCGATGAGGTACTAGGTCAATTCGCAGACTTTGGTCTTGAGCCGAAACTACCGCTGACTTTTGGCAAGCTGACTCGGTGCAAAACAGCGCAGGACAGGGGGGCGGAAAAGAACGGTTGGTACGTCGTCCACGAACATCGCACCGAGAAAAACGAAACGCTGATTTTCGGCAGTTTTGGTGACTGGCGTTCGGGTGAGTCGCAGAAGGTCAAGGTCAAGGCCGGGCGGATGTCGCCAGAAGAGCGCGAAGTCATGCGGGCTCGTCAGGAGGATGCTAAACGCCGGGCTGCCGAGGTTAAGGCCAATGCAGCGCGTCGCGCCGCGAACCGTGCTGCGGGCATGTTCAAGCGCATGCCGGAAAAGGGCCGTAGCGACTATCTGGACCGCAAGCAGATCGTCGGTTTCGGCGTTCGATACGCACCGCGCTCCGGCGCGTTTTTGGTGCCTATGTGCAACGTGCGAGATGAGATCGTTGGCTTGCAAGTTGTATTTCCCGCCAAGCAGGAAGACACCGGTCGGGACAAATCCTACTGGCCCTACGGGATGTCCAAAGAGGGCGCTTTTCACTTGATCGGGCCGCACCCTGATCCGGGTGAGCCGGTGCTGGTGTGTGAGGGCTACGCCACCGGCGCCAGCCTGCACATGGCGACCTCGCTAACGGTGGCTATCGCCTTCGATGCGGGCAATCTGTTGGTGGTCTGTAAGGCCATGCGCGAACGCTTCCCGGGTTGCCCTTTGATTGTCTGCCGTGACGATGACTGGAAGACCAAGCGCCCGAACGGCGATCCTTGGAACCCCGGTGAAGAAAAGGCGAACAACGCCGCGTTGGTCGTTGGTGGCCAGGTGGTCGCGCCGATCTTTTCCGGCGAGCGGGAAGACAAGTGGACCGACTTCAATGATCTGCATGTCGCTGAAGGTTTGGACGCGGTGCGCCGCCAGGTGCTGGCGGTGGTCAAGCCGCCGGCCGCAGGCGGTTGGAAGGATCTGCTGGCCCGCAGTGAAAGCGGTGCGTTAATTGCGCACATGCAGAACGTCGAGCTGATTCTGGCCAATGACGAGCGATGGGCCGGAGTGATCAGCTACAGCGCTTTCAGCTCGAAGATCGTGAAGTTACGGGCTGCACCTTATGGCGGCGGCACGGGAGACTGGGCCGACATCGACGATATGCGTGTCATGAAGTGGCTCGCGCAGCAGTACAACCTGCGGGTTAAGGCGTCTCATGTGATCGAGGCTGTGAGTGTGGTTGCCCATGACCATGCCTTTCACCCGGTGCGACAGTACTTGCAAAAGCAGGAGTGGGATCGTGTACCGCGCCTTGAGAGCTGGCTCACAGATGTCATGGGTGTGAAGGAAAGCGAATACACGTCGAAAGTCGGCAAGCGTTGGATGCTCTCGGCCGTGGCGCGGGTGATGAAGCCTGGCTGCAAGGCTGATTCGGTGATGATCCTCGAAGGCGCGCAGGGCGCCGGTAAGTCGACAGCAATGAACATCCTCGGCGGCGAATGGTTTATGGACACGCCTTTCGCCCTGGGTGACAAGGACGGGTTTCAGGCAATCCGGGGCAAGTGGATCGTTGAGCTGGGCGAGCTGGACAGCTTCAACAAGGCCGAAAGCACCAAGGCCAAGCAGTTCTTTTCGGCATCGACCGACACCTACCGCGAGAGCTACGGCCGCAGAACCATGGATGTGCCACGCCAGTGTGTATTCGTTGGCACGACCAACCAGGACGAATACCTGAAGGATGCGACCGGTAACCGTCGCTATTGGCCGGTGGCCTGTACCAAGGTGGATCTGGAGCTGCTGCGCACGATCCGCGACCAGCTGTGGGCCGAGGCAATGTTCTGCTACGAGGCGGGGGATCTTTGGTGGGTGACGCTGGACGAGGCGGCGATGTTCGGCGAGGAGCAGGACGAGCGCTTTGTGGTGGACGAGTGGGAAGGGCCAATTCTGACCTGGCTTGAAGAGTCGCAGATCGGCGAAACCACCACCGGCAGTGAAGTGCTGGCCAACGCGCTGAAGCTGGACTACGGGCACTGGAGCAAGCCTGAGCAGATACGGGTCGGGGCGATCATGCACCGGCTTGGCTGGCGACGTGTGCGTCTGCCAGCGTTGGTGAAGAGCGGTCAGCGGCCCTGGGCTTACAAGAAGCCCGCAGGGTGGGGTAGTGCATCAGCATTGCAGCGCGAAACATTCGAGGAGCCTTGCTTTGATTAGGCGAATCGACGAAATGCTCAAGCTGTGGGCAGAGGATTTGCACAGCCCACACGAAGGGGTGGCGGAGCTGGGTGGCGGCAACATGATTGCCATGCTGATGGAGTGCAAAGGCGAGCTGATTCGTGGCACGCGGGGCAGTAGGGTGCTGCTGGACGAATCGGCGGATATCGAGCTGATCGTGAACAAGCATCTGCCGCCGCAGCTGTCGGTGGTTGTGCGCGAGCACTACTGCAATCACGACAGCTTCCTGACGCAGAAGATCATTTATTGCGGCTGCAGCCGCAAAACCTACTACGAGCGCTTGCACGAGGCTCACGAGTACATCGCCGGCATGCTGATGGGGAAGGCTGCGTGACCCCAGCTTTGGCTCCAGCTATTGCTGTCCTATTGGCCCACCTTGTCCCATTGCGTTTCGACGTAATGGGACAAGCGCGGGCCTTGTATTTGTTGGCGTGTCCCATTGTCCCAGCTCAAAACGCCTCCCGCCCGTGTGAGCGAAGCGCAGAGCTGTACGCGCTATCGCGCGCACGCGTGTTTTTCGATTTTCTTCTTTACACGAGAAAAGAGAAAACAGATGGGACAATGGGGCAAAGCCCCGAATTTAGGCGTGCTCAGGCGTCCCATAGCGATTTCGAAGCATGGGACATATGGGACAACGTCGAAAGAGCAGAATGCCGACTTGGGATATTCGCCGACATTCGCTAGGCGTTCACCCTGCGTTACCCACATATTCACCGGGTGGCATTAAAGTGGGGTTGCTGCCAGGAAATTCGACCTGTAAAAAGTAGTCATCTTCGATAGGTGCGACCGCAGAGAGCGGCAGGCACCACACCACCAAACCCGGCCATTGCGCCGGGTTTTTGCGTTTATGGGGTAGGGCGATGACGAACGAGCAGCAAGCGCTGGCAGAGATGCCCATCTGGTTAGTGATCGTCCTGGCCTTGGTCGGCGGCGTATCGGGAGAGATGTGGCGGGCCGACAAGGATGGGGCGCGAGGCTGGGTGTTGTTACGACGCCTGGCCCTTCGGTCCGGTGCCTGTATCGTCTGCGGCGTGTCGGCCATGATGCTGATGATCGGTGCGGGCGTGACGATCTGGACGGCGGGCAGCTTGGGTTGTCTGACTGCAATGGCCGGTGCTGATGTTGCCATCGGGTTGTACGAACGTTGGGCCGCCAAGCGCCTGGGCGTCAGCGAGTCGTCGACGGCGGGCGGCGATCCAGGGCAATGATGCGGCTGGAGATGCGTGACAACATCGACAAGATCGTGAAGGGCATGCGAGGGCTCAGCCGCAACAAGGTGCCCATTGCAGCGGCCAAGGCGCTGACCTTCACCGCCGAGCGGGTGCATATCGCAGAGAAAGAAGAGATCGCCCGCGTGTTTGATCGACCTACCCGCTGGACGTTGAACTCGATCTATAAGCGAAGTGCCACAGCCACGCGGTTGTTCGCCCGCGTGTGGGTCAAGGATGAGGCCAGCTCGGGTGTTGCGGCCTCGAAGTACTTGCCGGTGCATATCGAGGGTGGCAATCGTCCGCACAAACGATTCGAGAAGGCGCTGATTCACTACGGCTTGATGCCTGCTGACATGTACGCAGTGCCCGGCAGACGCGCCCGAATGGATGGCAGCGGCAACATCAGTCGCGGGCAGATCGTTCAGATACTGTCGGCACTCGGTGCTGCTGAGCGTGTGTCAGGTTTCATGGCCAACCGCACGACCCGCAGTAAACGACGCAATCGTAATGCCCCCGACTACTTCGCGGGTCGCCCGGGCAACGGCACCGGCCCGTTGGGTATCTGGCAGCGCATCGGCAACGGTGCACGGCCCATCCTGATCTTCGTTAAGCGCCCGACCTACCGTCGTCGCTTCGACTTCTACGGGGTGGCCAACCGCGTCGCCGCTGCCGAGTTCGAACCGCTGTTCCGCCGGGCATTGGCCCGTGAGATGGCTCGCGACTGAGGCCTTGGTCGATCTTTCAGCGTTTTTCGCCCGGTATTTGGCCGACTCGGGCACGGATCGAGGCCTCATCCCCTTTTTCAATGGGTCCTTTCGGCGATCTGAGGGAATGGGGTAATTCGAACCCCGATCTTTTTGCAGATTCAACCCGACATAGGGGGTTCCGCTTCCTAGTCCAGACCTTGGAGATGAGCATGCCAACACAGCGTGAAATCGCAGATCACCTGGACATGAGCGAGCGAAACGCTCGCGACGTGCTGAAGGGGGTCGGCATCAGCGATTGGCAGTCATCCAGTTTGGACGAGATTCGGATCGCTTACATCCGCGACCTACGTGCGAAAGCGGCTGGGCGCGGAGGCAGCCAACTGGAAGAGCTGAATGCGGTGCGGATCGATGAGGGGCGGGTCAAGGCCGCGAACGGTCGCCTGCTGTACCACGAAAAATTGCGGTCACTGATTCCCAGCATGGAAGCGGAACGTGTGCTGGCCGACTGGGCCGGCTTTGCCAACCGGGAATACCTGGGCGGTGTCGAACGACTTATTCAGGAAATCGAGAACGTGCAGAAACTCACGGTAGATCGATCTGTGGTGGCCAAAGTTGCTGGACCTACAACCGAGCGAATTGCAGGCTACGCGCGAAAACTTGGCGCGGAGCTTGTCGGCAGCAGCGGGGAAGTTCAACCCGCCGCGTGACGTGCCGACAGCGGAGTACTTGAGCACCAAATTTTACCTGCCCGCTGAAAGCGGTGTGCTGCACGGCCTCTACGATTTTCATTACACGCCCTATTTCCTCGGTGTAGCCGCCGCGCTGGACGATCCGCGTGTCAGCGAAGTGGACCTGATGAAGGCCGCGCAGATCGGCTGGACCTGGTTCTTGATCGGCTACCTGTTCAAGTTTGTCCAGTTCCTGCCTCGGCCAATCATGATCCTGTTTGCCAAGGAGAAGGACGGGAAGAACTTCCATGACGAAAAGCTCAAGCACGGTGTGACTGCGAACACCGAGATCAACAAGCTGATGCCGGTCGATACCAGTCGAACCTCCGGCAATCGGTGGGACCACAAAAGCTTCCCGGGTGGCTTCCTCAAACTGGTGGCGTCGAATTCACCTGGCAACGTCAAGTCGACCTCGTCCGTGGGCCTGTCGGTGGTCGAGGAACCGGACGACACCAGCGACGACGTGAAGGGGCAGGGTGACGCGATCGCCTTGCTCGAAGAGCGCGGCAAACGCTACCCCGGTTCGAAAATGCTGGTCGGCGGAACACCGGCGATCAAGGGGGCGAGCAAGACCGAAGCGCGTTTGGCGCAGACGGATTGCCGGGTATTGCCGATCATCTGCCACACGTGCGGCCAGGCCCATGTGTTGGACTTTGCTCACATCAAATACCTCGACATCGCCGAGGGGGCAGAGCCCCACGAAATCTATGGCCGTGCGGATCCCGAGACCGCCGGCTATGCCTGTCCGCACTGCGGGGAAATTTGGGACGACTACCAGCGCAAAGAGAACATCCGTAACACGGTGTTCAATGCGATCGAGGCGGGTGATCCGAACTGCGGCTGGGTACCGACCAAACCCTTTGCCGGGCGTGCCGGGTTCATCGAGCTGAACGAACTCTATGCCTGCCTTCCTGGTACCAGTCTGGCGGACATCGTGCGCGAACAACTCAACGCCGAGCACCGAGCGGAGATGGGCGACCTGTCGCTGCTGATCAAGTTCGTCAACCAGAAACAGGGTCGAGCTTACGAGTACAAATCGGATCTGCCCGAAGCCGACAAACTGGCGGAGCGGGCTGAAGACTATCCCGAACTGTTCGTGCCCATGGGCGGGTTGGTCCTGACGGCCGGCGTCGACGTCCAGCATGACCGGCTGGCAATCATCATCCGCGCGTGGGGCCGGGGCGAGGAGTCCTGGCTGGTCTATTGGGGCGAGATTCACGGTCAAGTGGTGTTGCCGGACCAGGGCGTTTGGCTTGACCTGGAGAAGCTGTTGTTTGCTCCGATTCCCCATGCCTGCGGCGCCAAGTTGAAGGTGCTGGCCGTCTCGCTGGACACCTCCGATGGCACCATCACCCAGGATGCCGCGTACGCATTTGTCCGTAAGCATCAGCAGCGTGGGGTGATGGCGATCAAGGGGGCGAGTGAGCGAGGCAACACCCGCGACGATGAGCGCAAGGAAATTTTCAGCGCGCCCCGGCAGGGGGTGGACACCGATAAGGAGCAAAAGGCCTCGAAGTACGGCCTGCGGCCTTACATCGTCGGCACGTCACGGGCCAAGGATCTGTGGATCGAAGGTCGGCTGCCGCTGACCGGCAATGGTCCTGGCCGAATGCACTTCTACAAGACGGTGCGGCCGGACTACTTCCGGCAGATCACCGCCGAAGTGAAGGCACCCAGTCGGCGGCATCACTACCGCAAAGTCTGGCAGAAGAAGGCCGGTGAGCCGAACGAAGGGACGGACTGCGAAACCTACGCGCTGCATGCGGCCCGGTCGTTGAAAACGCACCTGCTGAATGAACACGACTGGGCGGCGCTGGATGCGCAGATCCGGCAGGGCGGGTTGTTCGATTCGCCACCACCGGAACCCGAAGCTGAGCACGATCCCGAGCCCGCAACGGCACCGGAAAATCCGGCACCCACACCACCCGCTGAACCCAACGATCTGCCGCCTTCTGGCGGGAGAGTTGTTTCTGGGCGCCGCAGCGCAATGCGCGTGCTCTCTCAACGCAGGAATTAGACATGGCCATCACATTGGAACAAGCGCAGAACCAGCTGCAGGCCTGGCTCGACGCGAGCCTCAAGGTCAGCCAGAAACAGAGTTACCGTATCGGTACCCGCCAGCTCAATTACGCTGATGCGGCGGAGATCACCCGGATGATCGATTACTGGCAGGGGCAGGTTGATCGACTGTCCAGTGGCCGGCCTCGCGGCATTGTCCTGCGCGGGATCACACCGTTATGAGTCGCGCGCCGAAGGTGCCTGAGCCCACTTTGTTGGACCGGGCCATCAGTTGGTTCAGCCCCGAAAGCGGCGCCAAGCGTATGCAGGCGCGCATGACCATGACGGCGCTGGGTGGTTACAGCGGCGCCTCCAAACGCAAGCGCTCGCTCAGTGCCTGGCATGCGTCGGCTGGTAGTGCCGCCGCAGATCTGCTTCCGGATCTGCCGACGCTGCGGGAACGTTGCCGCGATCTGGAGCGTAACAACCCCATCGGCGGCGGTGCGATCAACACGGTCACCACCAAAACAGTGGGTACCGGCCTGGCACTCAAGTCGGTGGTCAATCGGCAGATCCTCGGTTGGGATGAAAATACCGCCCGCGAATGGCAGCGCAACACAGAGTCGTTGTTCAAGTCCTGGGCGGAAACCACGGCGTGCGACATCACCCGCGAACAAAATTTTTACGGGCTGCAGGATCTGGCCTGGCGTTCGGTGTTGAGCAGCGGTGACGTGTTTCCGCTGCTGACACACAAGGAACGTCCGGGTCAGCATTATTCGGCGTGCATCCAGTTGATTGAGGCCGACCGGATCTGCAATCCGCAGGGCAAGGCCGACACGGAAACACTCACGGCCGGCATAGAGCGAGACGCCGACGGCGAGCCGCTCAAGGCGCACATCCTGCGCAGTCATCCTGGAGCGTTGGGTGTGAAAGAGCGGGTGTGGGATGAACGCCCATTCTTCAATGAGCGGGGTGGGCGGGCGCTGTTGCATTTGTACCGGCGTCGACGTGTGGGTCAACCGCGCGGCGTACCGTATCTCACCCCGGTCATCGAGAAGCTCAAACAACTCGATCGCTACACCGACGCGGAGCTGGAAGCCGCCGTGGTGTCGGCGTTCTTTGCGGTGTTCATCAAGCCCGGGAACGGCGGCAATCTCAGCCCGCTGGCCTCGGCCGCGACCGGCAATACCCCGGTGGGTGGTGATCGTCCAGCCGGTCGCGAGTCAGGCGGGTGGGACGGTTCGCTCAGCGGCGGCATTGTCGCCGAGCTGGACGACGGCGCCTCGATTGACACCGCCGCGCCGGGCCGTCCCAACCTGGCATTCGATCCGTTCGTGTTGGCGATGTTGCGGCAGATCGGCATGGCCCTGGAACTGCCGTATGAGGTGCTGATCAAGCACTTCACCGCCAGTTACACCGCCGCCCGTGCGGCGGTTATGGAAGCCTGGCAGTTCATCCGCGGCTGCCGCGACTTCCTTGGCAACGGCTTCTGTCAGCCGGTGTACGAGCATTGGCTGGAAGAAGCGGTCGCTCAGGGCGATGTCGATGCCCCCGGCTTTTTCGACCACCCGCTGCTGCGTTATGCCTACTGCGGCTCGCTATGGGTCGGCGATGGTCCGGGCACCGTGGATCCGCTCAAGGACATCAACGCGGCCAAGGGGCGTGTCGATCTTGGCGTCAGCACGCTGGCCAAGGAATCGATGCTCTACGACGGCAGCGACTGGGAAGAAAACCACGAACAGCGCGCACTGGAAGTGAAGCGTCGGATGGAGGACGGCCTGTCGGCAACGCCGGCCTCCCAGCCTGAAGATCAGCTGCCGCAAAACCCTGACTTACCCGAACGGACCTGACCATGACCGATAAACCAACCGACGCATCCCCCGTGCATCGGGTGACGGCGTTCGACCTGGTGTCGCGTGAACCCTGGGCCATTACCCCGGACATGCTCAACACCATTGCCGCCATCGCCCGGCGTGAACATGAAGGCCCCGACGCCGTCGAGGCTCGTCAAGGTCGGCCCCTGCAGAACAGCCGCACGGTCACTCAGCGCGGCAACGTGGCGTTGGTGCCGGTCACTGGCCCGGTCTTTCGCTATGCAAACCTGTTCACCGCATTGTCCGGTGCGACTTCGCTGGACGTGCTGGCGAAGGACTTCACCACGGCGGTGGATGACCCGCGAACCGAAAGCATCATCCTGGTGATGGACACGCCCGGCGGGCAGGCCAACGGCATCGCTGAGTTTGCGCAGATGATCCGCGCCTCTCCCAAACGGGTGGTCGCTTACGTCTCGGGCAATGCCGCCAGTGCGGGTTATTGGATGGCTTCGGCGGCGCACGAAATCGTCATGAGCCGCACCGGTGGCGTCGGCTCCATCGGCGCCGTGCTCAACATTCGGGCGAACAAGGATGACGGCAGCCTGGAGATTGTCAGCAGCCAGAGCCCCAACAAACGTCCGGACTTTACGACCGAGCAGGGCCGAGCGGTCGTGCAAAGCCATGTCGATCGGTTGGCCGGCATCTTCATCGAGGACGTTGCGAACTATCGCGGCGTGACCGTCGACGACGTCCTCGCCGATTTCGGCCAGGGCGACATGCGCATTGGTTCTGACGCCGTGGCGTTGGGCATGGCCGACCGCGAATCCACCCTGGAAAACCTAATTGCCGAACTCAATGGCAGCACTTTTGGAGATCGTTCCATGAGCACCACAACCACCAGCAAGCCCAACGACAGCGACAAGCCGCCGGTCATCGACCGCAACTACCTGGCCACCCACCATGCCGAGCTGCTCGCGACACTGGAGCACGACGCTCACGCGGCCGGTGCGCGCGCCGAGTGCGATCGCATCAAGGGCGTCGAAGCCGCCGCGCTTCCGGGCCACGAAGAGCTGATCGCCAGTCTCAAGTTCGATGGCGTCACCAGCGGCCCCGAGGCTTCTGCCCAGGTCATCGCGGCGGAGCGAGCCAAGCGCAGCAATGCCCTGGCCACGCTTCGCAGCGATGCCCCGGCGCCGGTCCCGAATGCCCCAGCACCCGCGCCGGAACCGGTGGCAAAAACTGCTGAGGATCCGGATGCACCGCTGGCAGAGCGCGCCAAGGCAACTTGGGACAGTGACAAGGAAGTACGTGCCGAATTCGGCACCTTCGAGGCCTATCACGGTTATCGCCGGGCTGAGGACAAAGGCCTGATCAAGGTCTTGAAAAAGTAAATCGGCATTTAACCCTCAACCCCTCGGCTTTGGAGAACATCTATGCCTCTTACCCTCGACACCCCACGCTCCCACGAGATCGGGGATATCAACGAATTGCCTGTTGCAGCGGCCACGCAGATCTTTGAAGGCTCGGCGGTCGGGATCAACTCGGCGAACGGATTGGCTCGCCCCTTGGCGGCGGGTGACCTGTTTGCCGGCTTTGCTGATCGCAATGCCGACAACCGCTTGGGCGCAGCAGCTGCCCTGCGCGTGCGGCTGCGTGAAGCCGGCAAGATCGAAGTGCCGATCGCCGGGCTGGCCGTGACTGACATTGGCAAGCTGGTTTATGCCAGTGACAGCGGCACCTTTGGGCTCACGACCGCCGGCAACAGTTTAATCGGCCACGTGCACCGTTTTGTCAGCGGTGGCGTGGGCATCGTCAAGTATGCCGCCCAGGCTATTCCGGCCGCGTAATCACGCGCCCATCCGTCACCTTCATCAGGAGAAACACCCATGGGTGCTGAAGTACTTTCCAGCCGTGCCGTTATCGGCACTTTTTACGAACTGCTCGAGCAGAACACCGGGGCCAGCTGGATCGACTTCTTGTCGAACCTGTTCGACTCCGATCAGGCCAAAGAAACCTATCCGTGGATCGGTAGCGTTCCGACCTTGCGGGAGTGGATCGGTGGTCGTCATGCCAAAGGCTTCATTTCCGCTGACCTCGAAATCGAAAACCTGCACTTCGAAGCGACCATCGAAGTACTGGTCAAAGAGCTGCGCCGCGACAAAACCGGGCAGCTACGCATCCGCCTTGGTGAACTGGCCGACCGCACCAACTCGCACTGGGCGCGGCTGCTGTCGGCGCTGATTCTCAACGGTGAAAGCCAGGTCTGCTACGACGGCCAGTACTTCTTCGATACCGATCATGAGGAAGGCAAAAGCGGGGTGCAGTCGAACAAGATCACTACCGACATCAGCGAACTGAGCGCCACGCTGCATGGCACTCCCAGCCGCCCGAGCCCTGAAGAGTTCCAGCAGGCGGTTGCCAAATCGGTCACCCAGTTGACCAGCCTGAAGGACGACCAAGGCGAGCCGATCAACGAACTGGCGCGTGAGTTCCTGGTGATGGTGCCCTTCAGCTTGTTGAGTGTGGCGCAGTCGGCATTGACCGTACCGCGCGGTACCAACATCAGCGAAATCGTCATGCCGGACAACGTCACCGTCCGTGTGATCGGCAATGTGCGCCTCAATGCCTGGACCGACAAGTTCGTCACGTTCCGCACCGACGGCCGCCTGAAAGCGTTCATTCGTCAGCAGGAAACGGACGTGGTGATGAAGGCCAAGGCCGAGGGCTCGGAGTTCGAATTCGACAACGATGCTCACCAATACGGCGTCGATACCTGGCGCAACGTCGGGTTCGGTCGCTGGCAGTACGGCGTCCTGAACCAACTGGTGTAAGCCCTCAGGCTTTCATCCCACAGAGGACAACACCATGCCGAAATACCGTGTGGATCAGCCCATCACCCTGTATGGGGGGGAGCTGATTCTGACTGATGCTCAGGCCAGTGCGCGAGCGCACAGCCTGGAGCAGGTTAAAAAAGGGCGCTACACCATTGTGCAGCCAGTCCAGTTCAAGATCGGGGAGGAAATCGTGATCCCTGGCGAACCGGACAAAGCGCTGTCGCAGCGAGTGACCAAACTCGAACGAACGGCGGGGGCAGCCAATGGCGAATAAATCCTACACCGTGCTATCCGGTTCCTTTCGCGACCATAACAACGAAGTGATTGGCGCCGGTGGCACTGTCGAATTGCCCGATGATGTGGCGGTCCGTTTTCGTCACCAGCTACTGGAAATCAAACAGGATCCGGCACCGGCCACGGTCGCTGCACCGGCCAAGTCCAGCGGAGCGGCCAAGGAGGGCCGTGATGTTTGACGAAGACCTGGCGGGCTTTCTTGAAGATTTTGATGCCGGCGGTTTGGTCGATGATCAGCCATTTCTGGCCGTTCGCGATATGCCGGACGAAATCCGGGCCATGGCCGGCATCAATAGCCAGTCCACCTATTACGAGATCCTGGTCATCACCGCCGAGGCCCAGCGGATGGCCATCGACAACGGGAAAATGATCAAGGTCGGGGGCGTTGCTTTCCGGGTGCGTGACCGACTGATGATCGATGACGGGGCGTTCAGTCTCGTTTCACTCACCGAGATTTAATCATGCCTTCGATCCAAGAACGCGTCGTCCAGCGGGCGCAGGCGCTGATTCTGGGCGCCAATACGTTGGCCGAAGATCGAGTGTTTCGAAGTCGGACGGATGCCTTCACGCGCAAACAAACACCCGCCATCGTGATCCGCCCGGATCTGGAAACCACCGAACGTGAGAGTCACACGGTGGATCGCAACCAGTTCGAGCTGTCGGTGGAAATCCTCGCCCGTGAAGACACCGTGACCAGGAACGCATGGGATCAAGTTGCCGACCTGGTGAAGGTTGCCGTGCATACGGTGCTGATGGGGGAGGACGCGTTTCCCGAAGCCGATCGTGTACAGCGCTTTTACATCGACTGGATTGAAGAAGACGGTGACAACACCGCAGGCAACTGCATGGTGCGTTATCGCTTCACTTACTTGTGCAATGCCGGCGATCTGACGTCCGGTCCTACCTTTTACTGAGGAACACAACCATGCAAATTGCATTCGGCAGCGGGTTGTTTTACGCCACCCCGCTGATGGACGCCTTCGGCAACGCCATTTCCGCACCGACGCCGATCCTGCTGGGCATCATGCAGGAAGCGTCGGTCGACCTGTCTTTCGATTCCAAGGAGTTGTTTGGCAGTGAGCAGTTCGCGGTCGATGCGGCACGCGGCCAAGGCAAGCTGACGGGTAAGGCCAAATCGGCGCAGATCAGCTTGCTGCAGTGGAACCAGCTGGTGTTCGGCCAGACCCTGACGACCGGCCAGGTGCTGGTCCATCACGCCACGACCCCGACCGCTATTCCGGTCGGCGCCGAGATCCTCGTCACCCCACCAGCCGGGGGCTCGCTCTCCGGTGATCTGGGGGTGCGTGGTGCCGGTGCGGTGCCTTTTGTGCGCGTGCTGAGTGCGCCGACCGCTGGCCAGTACACCTTCGATGTGGCGACCGGTACCTACGGATTCGCCGCGGCTGATGTCGCCACGCCGGTGTTCATTGACTATCGCTACACCGTGCAGACCGGTAAGAGTCTGTCGGTGCGCAATTTACCGATGGGTGACATGCCGGTTTTTCAGGGTGAGTTGATCCTGAAGTACAAGGGCAAAAGCATTTATGTCCGGGTGCCCAACTTTGTCAGCAACAAGCTGGGCATCGCCACCAAGCAGGATGATTACACCATTCCGGACTTCGAATTCACCGGCTATGCCGATGAGTTTGGCGAGGTGTGCTACTGGAGTGCGAACGAATGAGCACCGTGAACATCCCCGGCATCAGTTACCCGTTTCCCGGTAAGCCGTTGGTGATTCCACCGCTGTCGTTGGGTGACCTGGAACAGCTGCTGGATCGGATCAATGCGATCGTCGCAGGCGGTATGGACCGGGGCAGCATTGCGACGGTGATCGACGCCACGCACGCGGCGCTTCGCCGTAACTACCCGGACATGCTCCGCGAGGAAGTGGCGGGTTTGCTGGATCTTCGCAACATGCGCGACGTACTCAACGCCGTGATGAGTGCATCCGGCATGGAGGCGCAGCCGGTGAATGAACAGGGGGAAGTAGCGGCCCCTTCGACTGGGGCCAACTCTACGCTCACCTGATTGCCAGCACTGGGCAAAGCCCCACCACGCTGCGGCGTGAGTGGGACATGACGATGGTGGGGCACATGACCGACTACTGGCGTCACCATCCGCCGGTTCATGTGCTCGTCGCCGGCTACATGGGCTTCAAGCCGGAATCACAGGTTACCGATGCACCGGATCTTTCCACCAACCTTGCCAGCTTGGCAGCGGATCTGCGCGACGAGTTGCCATCGCATTTAAGGAGTGCCTTGGATGCATTTATTGGGAAGGATTAAGTCGATGTGGGGTACCTCTTACAGGTTGCCGGATAGCATTAGGTGCCGAATTCTAACAATATCCTTTTTTACTGGCGCTGGGCCATTATTGGGCTAGCCTTGATCCAAGGGACTGTGTCTAGCGATTTTAAATCTCCCTTAATTCAGCCTACTTGATATCGGTCAGCATTTGCTGTGAGGGCTTTCGTATGTCGGCAATCATAAAAGGATGTATGTTTCTTGCTGTGCTTCTGGGGTTTGTAAATGTATCGGGATGCTCTGGGATAGGGCCGCAAGTGGATAATAGATATACTGTATTTACTCCGGAATTTGCAGATAATCGAGTTTATTATCTAGGGTCGAAAGGTGTCGGGCAAAACCAACCTCTAGAATCAATAGGAACTAGCTCGACAAGGGGCGGTAATACTATTGCTCGGAACTCTCCAATTTCTATAGTTCTGAGGTCTGTTGAGATTCCAGCAAAGTATGAAAGTGATGGAAAGGGTGGGATGAGAAAGGGGGTGGTTACTGAGGATGCGGATTATGCGGTTATTCTCGATGTTGGTACAAAAGCCGATGGGTCATCCAGCTCAATGGTTGTCTGGTATCAGCGTGGCGTCCAGCCGGACCAGTCGCTAAACTTCTCCAATCTGCTTGTTTATTACGAGCCTAGATGGGATGAAAGAGTCGCACCATTTTTTCGTGTGCGAGTAATGAATGTGACAAAGGAAAAAAATATTGAGACCCGAAAGGCGTTAGAACGAGCGCATAATATCGCTGGCTCTGTTGGTGTGATGGCGACAAATCCAATTGTTACACCCCTGATCGGAATTTCATTTACTGCTGCTGAATTGGTATTTGCTAACAAGGAAAACAAAATGCTTTTGGACTACTCAGTTCAATTGTATTCATCTTCCTCAGCCGCGCAGGCCGGTATGGAACTAGGAACACTAAAACGTGGTTCGTATGTAGTTGTAGGACGGCCTCCGGCAGAGACTCGTGATTTTTGGAAGGGACCATTTTCTTACGAGCCAGACAGTCGAGCAATTTTCAGGGGGACGAATGTGATTAATGTCCCAACTGCGTCACTAACAGTGGGCACTTTCGAGAGTATCGTACCAACTATCGTTATGGAACGTTCAACAGCTCTCACTGCATTGTTGAGCTCTAATGGCTCTGGATCAACTGTTGAAGAAATAGAAGATGTGAATAATCGTCTTTCCGCGAGCATTGAGGCATTTGCTGCAACGGAAAAAATTCGGAGATATAGAAATCATCAGGATGTTGAAGCTATTTTAGTAAAAATGGATATGGATCCTGTTTTTCAAGGGCGGTTAGGTTCAGAAGATGTCTTTTTTGTTTTGCGCGCCGCAAGCGAATGTTTTGGTGTTAAGCCTTTTGTTTCAGTGAAAGAGGCGATTGATTATAGGGCTGCGCATGCGAATGAGAGTTGCAAGGGGGAAGCGTCATGAAGCATGTAGCATTGTTATTTGTTGTATTAATTTTGGCTGGCTGTAGTAGTGGGGTAGGGTTGGACACTTATCCATACTATAAAAAGTCTGCAGGCCTACTAGGTCCAGGCATTCCTCGTTATCCGGAGCTTGGGGATTTTCAGCTTAATGAGGGTACTCCTACAATTGATGCGTTGCTTAAAAGCTTTAGTCATAATGGATCTAAGGCTTTCATGGGTCGAGGGCTAAGTCAGACGTATTTTGAGATTTATCCTGGGCGAGCTTGGTGTGATATTTCTTTTAAGAGTGGGCTAGTGAACTATATGTTTGGTGTTCAATTTGTCCAGGTATCAGGGGGTGGGGTAACTGCGGTGGTACGAAATATGCGTACGGTTGAAGGTTATCCAGTGGATTCTAAAGTGATGGAAATAACTCCTAAAGTGTATGCCGCTCTGGTAGATGCACAACTTTTCAAGCCAGCACTGGCAAGCGAACAAAGTTTAAAGTAGTAGGGTTTTTGTAGTTAACCTAGGTTTTTTTTGCATAGATAGCCCCGCTTCGGTGGGGCTTTTTATTGCCTGCATTTCGAGGTTTCGGCATGGACAGAAACATCGCGTACCAGTTCACTGCCGGGACCCAGGGTTTTGATCGGGCGGTGGATAACATTGAGCGCAACATGCGTGACGCTCGAAGCACCTTCAATCGCGAACTCAAGGCGATCAACACCGACATGGTCGGCAGCCAAGTGCAGATCAGCCGTCTGGGGGCTGCTGCTAATGATGCCTTTGCCTGGGTGGGTTCCAAGCTCAAAGGAGACCTATTGGCGTTGGGCGCCTCAATGGCGGCGGTTTTTTCGGCCGTCGCCATCAAGGATTTTGTGACCGATAGCAAAGCGGCCGCGATCCAGCAGGAGGCCGCTTACCGGGGCTTGGAGGCTGTGGCTAATCATGCCGGTGTCGGCATCGGCCGGGCGATGCAGGAAGCGCAGAAGTTGTCCGCCGACGGTCTGCTCAGCGTGGGGGATGCCGCCAAAGCCCTGCAAAACCTGCTGAGCCGGGGTTATAACCTGGATCAGTCGATCGCGGTCATCAACCGCCTGAAGGATGCAGCAGCCTTCAACCGGCAGGCTAATCTCGGTTTATCCGAAGCGGTGTTGACGGCTACCGAGGGTCTGAAGAGCGAAAACTCGGTGCTGGTCGACAACGCGGGTGTGACAAAAAACGTCGCCAAGATGTGGGACGAGTACGCCAAAAGCATTGGCTCCACACGCGACAAATTGACCGCGTCCCAGAAGGTGCAGGCGGAATACACAGGCATCCTCAAGGAAACCGAAGCTCAGGTGGGTAATGCGGCGAAAGCCGCAAAAGGGCTCACCGGTAGCCAGGCTGAACTGAACGCCAAAAGCAACGAGCTGAAGGTCACGGTCGGTACCATCCTTGAGCCCGCGTTCATCAGCCTGAATAAAACCTTGGCCGAGACCGCGAGCTGGTTCAATGGCTTGCTCAAGAGCATGACCGGTGTGGGGTTAACAGTCGATGACGTCACCGGCAACATCGCCCGTCTTGAGGCTTCTTTGGCAAATTTCAAAGAAGGCCCGCGAGGCGGCGGTGCCAGGGGGCCGCTGGAAGGCACACTTCAAGAGCAGCGTTTGCTCTTGGAGCAACTGCAGTTGTCGTCGGACAAAATCGACGAAGTCGACGCGGGCATGAAGACGCGTCTGGCTCGCATTGAAGAGCAGCGGCGCAAAGTTGCCGCGATGGCAGCGACCGGCGATACCGCCTTGTCCACCAAGCAGCAAGCCCAATTGCGTCCTACGGCCTATGGTCTTGAAGTTAGCCGTCTGACCAAGCTGGAAGAGTCATATGCCGCTGCTATTAAGCGGCGCAAGGAACTGCAAAAGGGCACCGAGCCACCGGCCAAGCCCGAGCCCGAAGTTAGCGGCGGCGGTGCGACAAAGTCCCGGGTCAGTCAGTGGTCCGAGGTGCTGGACGCGCAGAAGGTCGCCCACGCCCAGCAGCAGGCAGAGCAAGGCACCTACTACCAGTTTTCGCTTCGGCAGGAAGTCGAATACTGGCAGGGGATTCTCAAACGCACGGACCTGAGTGCGTCCGAACGTCTCGGCGTTCAGCGCAATTACCTGGCCGCACTGACAGCCATGCGGCGTCAGGACGAGGGTAAAGCGTTCGCGGATCTACAGGCACAGGCGCAGCAGTATCGCAACAACATGGATGCGCGATTGCAGATCGCCCAGCAAGCGTTGGAGCGCAGCCGGCAACTGTATGGCCAGGACAGTCAGGAGTATCGCCAGGCGGCGGCGGAAGTGGTCGCGATCGAGCGAGAGAAGCAACAGCAGATCTCGACGATGAAGCAGCAGCAATTGGCAGCCGATCAGCAGGCCCGGCTGGGCAATATCGCCCATGCCGAACAGATGGCCCAGCTGGACCTGCAGGCCAACCTGATCACCCAAGGGCAATTGCTGCAGGCGCAGGCCGAGTTCGAACAGCAGCGCTACGCCATTGAGGCGGCTGCATTGGCGCAGCGAAAAGCTTTGCTCGATCAAGACCCTGACCGCAACCCCGTTGCCCTGCAACAGGTTCAGCAACAGATCCTGGCCCTGGAACAAACGCATCGCAACAGCATGGCAGTCATCGGCCGGCAGCAAACCCTGGAATCGCAAAACAACTGGACCGGCATGCTCGGCAGTGTTCAGTCGAGTTGGACCAGCGGCCTCAACGGCATCCTGACCGGGACGATGAGCACTCAAGGTTTGCTGCAGGGCATCTTCGGCAGCATCGGCACCGCGTTCATCGAGAACATGGTGACCAAGCCGTTGATGGCCTGGATGTTCGGTGAAACCGCCAAGACCGGCGCGACGGTGGCCGGCGTCGGTGTGCGGACAGCGGCAGAGGCGGGTGGTGCGGCAACGTCCGTGGCGATCTGGGGAGCGGCGACGATCAAGAACATCATTGCCAGTGCCTGGCAAGCGATGGCGGGTGCCTTCGCGGCCATGTCGGCCATTCCCATCATCGGTCCCGTGCTGGGTGTCGCTGCCGCTGCGGCGGCTGGCGCCTTCGTGTTTGGCCTGGTGAAAAACGTGGCGTCGGCCGAAGGCGGCTACGACATTCCGGCGGGTACCAACCCGATGACTCAGCTTCACGAACAGGAAATGGTTCTGCCCAAGCAGTACGCCAACGTTATTCGCCAGGCGGCGAATGGCGACGGGCAACTGGGGGGCGGCGGCACCTATCACTACAACGATTACAGCGGCCGGATGACGCCGGCAGACATCCGGCGCAATGCCCGGGCGTTTGCCGAAGAAATGCAAAAAATGCGGCGCAACGGTGCCATCAAGGCATAGGGGGAATCATGCCATTAGGTCCGTTCTGGCCACCACGCTGGATAGCCAGCTATCCGGATGTGGGAGTAGTCAGAGAAGGTGTTTTGCCGCGTATGCCAGGGCAAACATTGCTGTCGAAAAAGGCTCCGGAGTGGAGCACGGGGGTGCAAAAGGCGGTTAGCGGCCGACGTCGCACTACTGCTTATTACTCGGCGCCCTTGTGGTCATTCCAGATCAGTTACAACGCGGTGCGCAAGCGGCCGGGGCTGGATGAGTGGTCGCGCCTGGTGGACTTTTTCAACAGTCGCAAAGGGCAGTTTGGCGAGTTCCTGTACTTCGATCGCTCCGACCACCTCGTTAGACAGCACCGGTTCGGTACCGGCGACGGCACCACCGTAAGGTTCCAGTTATCCCGCCCCATCGGCGGCTGGGTCGAGCCGGTGTATGGCGTCGTCAACATTGATGCGCTGACGGTGGGTGGCGTTCTCACGGCGGCGTACAGCGTCGACGAGCTCGGCCTGGTCACTTTTGCCGTGCCGCCGCCGAACGGGGCGTCATTGGTGTGGAGCGGCGCGTTTTATTTTCGCTGCGCCTTTGATGCGGATTCGCTGGATGGCGCTCAGCCTTTCCGGACGATTTGGGAAATGAAGAACGTCGCCTTTACGAGTATCAAACCATGATCGATGCCAGTCCAGAGTTGAAGCAGTTCCTGGCCACGGCACGCAGTTTCGTGATGGCCGACCTGTACACGATTGTCTTGGCCAGCGGACAGGTGCTGCGTTACACCGATGCGGGCCTGCAGATTTACTACGCCGGACAGAACTACTCGGCCAGTGGTCCGCTGATCAAACGCACCGGCGTGCGTGCGGTGCGCGGCATCGAGGTGGATACCTTGAACGTCACCTTTACCGCCGGCCTGAGCGACACAGTACTGGGGGAGTCGGTGCTGCCGTTCATTGCCGGTGGTGGGTTTGATGGCGCTACGTTGAATCTCGCCCGGGCCTTCATGGTGGACTGGGGCAAGCCGGTGGTCGGAGCGGTGACACGCTTCATCGGCCGGGTGGCCGAGGTCGATCCCGCGGATCGCGAGCAAGCGACCGTGACAGTCAAGTCGCCGATGGAACTGCTGGACACCAAAGTCCCTCGGGGTGTGTATCAGCCGTCGTGTCTGCGCACGGTGTACAGCGCCGATTGCGGTGTTAATAGGGCGTTGTTCCAAACGGCGGGAGTGGTCCAGGCCGGCAGCAACACCGCCTTGCGCATCAATTCCAACGTATCGGCTGAACAGGGTTGGTTTGACCAGGGGGTGATCCGCTTCGTCAACGGGGCCAATGCCGGTGTGGCCCGCACGGTGCGTCGGCAGACTGCAGACGGCGCGATCACGATGATCCTCGGCGTGCCTGCTGTGCCCGTCCCGGGCGATCAGTTCCTGATTTATCCGGGCTGTCCGCGCACGCTGGATGCCTGCACCAACAAGTTCGGCAATCGCGCGCGTTATCGCGGCATGCCCTTCATCCCTGTCGCGGAGACATCCATATGAACGCGCTTGAAGCTCAGCAGCGGGCGGCCGTGGTGGCCGAGGCAGAACGCTGGCTGCGTACACCGTACCAGCACCGTCAGCACTTGCTGGGTGTCGGTGTTGATTGTGCCTGGCTGCTGATCGAGGTCTACAACGCGGTTGGACTGATGCCCTTGATCGACCCCGGACCTTATGCCCAGGACTGGCACCTGCACCGCAGTGAGGAACGCTACCTGGACTGGCTCGACCGGTACGGTCACCCGGTGGAAACACCACAACGCGGAGACATGGCGGTGTGGCGTTTCGGCCGCACCTACAGTCACGGCGCGGTGGTGATCGATGAACACCGGGTCATCCATGCCTACCGCGATATAGGCGTGGAATACGCAGACATGCGCGAGGAACGGCTGGCCAGCCAGTTGGTGCGTTATTACACACTCAATCTATATGGAGTCAGCGATGGGGGGCAGCAGCACCACGATCTCTAACAGCGCCACGCGCATCAATGCACTGCAAGTTCAGAGCAGCGCGAGCGGCAAGCCGATTGCCTGGCTCGCCGGCCGCAATCGCATCAGTCCCAACCTGATTTACTACACCGACTTTGAGTCCGTGGCGAAGACCACGAAGAAAAAGTCGGGCGGCAAGGGCGGCGGCGGGGCGACCCAAAAAGACACTACCTACACCTACTACGCGGCGCTGATCCTCGCGATCGGTCGCGGAACGTTGGGGGCTGTTCACCGCATTTTCCGCGACAAGGAAGTGTTCACGGAAACGGTCATAAAAGGTGTGACCCAGTCGGCCTTGGCTCAGGCCGGTTTCAGTTTTGCGCAGGGTACCCGTGACCAGCCGGTGTGGGGCTTTCTTCAAACCAAGCATCCAGCCGAGGCCATCGCCTACGCGGACACGGCCTATGTGTATGCCAGTCGGTATCTGCTCAACGATAGCGCTGGGGTGCAGAACCACACGTTCGAAGTCGATGGTCCCTATCAAGTGCCGGGGCTGCCGGACGCCAATCCTGGGGAGTTCTTGCCTGGACTACTGCTCGACCCTCTGGACGGTATCGGATTTAACCCGGCGTGGATTGCCGACCTGAGCAACTATCGCAATTACTGCCTGGCTGAAAACCTGTTGTTGAGTCCTGTGCTCGACGAACAGTCACCGGCCAGTGAGGCGATCGCCCGCTGGCTGCAGCTGACCAACAGCGAGCTGGTCTGGTCGGCGGGTCAGCTCAAGGTCATTCCCTATGGCGATCAGGCCGTCACCGGCAACGGCGTGTCCTGGTTTCCGGATGTCGCGCCGGTGGCGAACCTGACCGATGACGATTTTCTGGCCGAGGAGGGTGAGCCTCCGGTCTCACTCAAGATCAAGAGTCAGGCGGACAGCTACAACGAAGTCTCGCTGGAGATTCTCGATCGCGCTCACGAGTACAACACCGACGTGGTGCGTGGCACCGATCAGGCGGCCATCGAGCAGTTCGGCTCGCGACCGATGGAGACGATCAAGGCCTATGAGATTTGCGATGTAGCGATCGGCGCGCATGCCGCGCAGCTGCTGGTTCAACGCAAGCTTTACGTGCGCAATGAATACCAGTTCTCGCTGGGTTGGCAGCATGTGCTGCTGGAACCGATGGACCTGGTCACCATCACCGAGCCGGGATTGAATTTGCATCAGCGTTTAGTGCGCTTGATCTCGGTCGAGGAGGACGAAGAGGGCAAGTTGGCCGTGGTGGCCGAGGATGCATTGTTGGGCGTCGGCAGTGCGCCGAAGTATCCAGTGCAAAGCAAGAGCGGCTTTCAAAGCAATCAGAACATCGCACCCGGTCCGGTCTTGGCGCCGATCATGTTCAACCCGCCGGAAAGCCTGTTGCTCGCCGGTGAGTTACAAGTGTGGGGGGCTGTGGCCGGTGCGAGCCCCAGCTGGGGTGGTTGCGAGATCTGGATCAGTGCCGACGGCGACAGTTATCGGATGGCCGAAACCATCTATGGCCGGGCGCGTATGGGCAGGCTCTCCGCGACGTTGGCTGCCGGTAGCGATCCGGACTCGGCCAATGCCTTGTCCGTGCAACTGGCGGCCACGGATGAACTGACGGCCGCGACCACCGCCGAGGCAGACAGTGGCGCCACCCTGTGTTGGGTGGACGGAGAACTGCTCAGCTATCGTGATGCAACGCTGACCGGCGTGGGGGCTTATCAGTTGGGCTACCTGCGACGTGGTCGGCTCAGCTCGCCGGTGGCCAGCCATCCGGCCGGTTCACCCTTCGTGCGCTTGGACGATGCGGTCTGGAAATACAGCTATGCCCGGGATCAGATTGGCAGAACCGTGTGGGTGAAGTTCCGCTCGTTCAACGTGTATGGCCGGGCGCTGGAGAATCTGGCGGACGTCACGGCGTACAGCGTCACCTTGTCGCCCGCGCGGGTGGTACCGGCTTCGGCGCAGAATCTGGCATTGGTCGGCTCATTCGAAGCGCCGTACTTCACCGTCAGTTGGACGGCAGGGGCGCGTGCCGAAGATCGGCTGGTACGGATCCGCAATGCAGGCAGCAATGCGCTGCTGCGTCAGGTGTCGACGACCAGCACCGCCTTCACCTACCAGCGTGCCGATGCCTTGGTCGACGGCGCGTTGATTCGCAGTTATCGCGTGGAGATCATCGAGCGAAACGCTGCTGGCAGCGCACCGTTGACGTCGGTGTTGGTGACCAATACGGCACCGCCGGCCGTGACCGGTACTGTTGCGACAGTCAGCGGCACCACAGTTGATGTGAGTTGCGACGAAAGCACTGCAGCAGACGCTGCTGGTTATGTGTTCGTGTACTCCACGTTCGCTGATTTCGATCCGACCATCGCAGGGGCTGTTGGATATCAGGGCTCGTCCCGTTCCGGGGAGATTGCCGGCTTGATCGTCGGTACCACGTACTACCTGCGCGCTGCTGCCTATGACACCTGGAGCAGCACACGCAACCAGCTCAATTTCGCTTCGGCGATCACCTTTAACACCTGATAGAGAGCCACCATGCAACCCATTCAATTCTTTGCCGCAAGGGCCGAGGACGGCGTCCTATTGCCTGGAGCGACGGTGCGTGTGCTTGTGTCAGGGACTCAGACGCTGGCCACCTTGTTCACCGACGCGACCGCGTCCGTGATTCAGGGCAATCCATTTAGTGCCGATGCAGCAGCCCGGGTGTTCTTCTATACGAAGGTCGACCGGATTGATATTCAGATCAGCTACGGGGGGTACCAGGCACCCTTGCTGCGTGAGATCCACACGGTGGATGCCGCCGACGTGGTGGACGCCGAGGTTGGAAGGCTTCGGTTAGAACTCACCGATGGGAAAATCTATCCCAGCGAAGCGGCAGGCCGAGCCAGTGCTACCGTTCTCAACGGGATGATGTTCTGGGCCGCCAGTACGGATCCACGGATTCTGCGGACGTTGTGGCAGAAGGTGGACAGCGCCACTTCGCTGCATATCTCTGATGATGTCAGTAAGAAAGTCGTCGATGACCTTTCCAGCAGGGCAGATCGTGACGATGCTCTCGGGTTTTATCGGGACGGCGTGTCGGATTTTGCCTTTCCGATCGTGGACCCCTCGGGAAAGGTCGTCGGTTTTTTGGGGAACGGTGGAGTGTTTGCGACTCACCTTGAGGTGCCCTCCATGGCCTCGGTCCCTTCCAGGGATGGGCCGTCGGGGATTCCCATTATCCAATCGCTGGTCGATCGCAAGAACGGCATCACCTTCAATCCCGACGATGGTCGGACCGATCTGTTGTTGTCTGACAGCGCGATTCGGTTTGTCGCGCAGAACCTGAGCGGCGTCTCGACCTACCTGCCGCTGACGGAGATGCGCGGCTCTTATGCGGTCTCTGCAGTACGGCGAACCACAGCGTTCAATATCGCCGCGATTCAGGACCGCAGTGGTCAATCGTATGACGGGAAGCAAAGGGCCACGGGCTCTTACGACACCATCGTGATCGATCGCAAGGCGCCGATGCGATTCCGGGGAATGATCGGGCAGTCAAATTCTCTAGGGGCATCCAGCCCTGGCATCCTCGAAGGTCGGCCGTTGTTTCCTCATACGGTATTGTCGTTTGACGGCCGTTTTTTTATGCAGGGATCAAATGGGCTGGTGAACGGGGAAACCTTGACCGATCTGGTGCCGCTGTACGATTCAGCCGCCGGCCTCGGTCAATGGCCGGCTGCCCTGGCGGCGTTCGCCTCCGCGCAGGCGTGGGCAGACGCCGGCCTTCCTCAGGTCGGCCAAATCGTGGCGACGGCAGGCCAAGGCGATCAGCCGGCCGCCAGTTTTTTATCCGGTACGGTGAACTGGATCAATTTGATGACCTTCGCCAATCGCGCCAAGGTCTGCGCCGCCCTCTACGGGCGCACCATTGAATGCCGGCACCTGACCTACATTCAGGGTGAAAAGTCGGATAACTGGTACGCCGATTTCAATACCTTTGCCGACACGGTCATCCCTGCGCTGAAGACCCAGCTCGGCCAGACCAGCCTGATGGAAATTGCCCTGTGGCAAACCGTCGGCGTGGCACCGGATAACGGTGTCGGTCAACTGCAGATTGCAGCAGCGGATGCGCGGACTGATGTGAAGCTCTTCGGCCCGATGTACATGCTGCCGGTCAGTGATCTTCAGCATGCCAATGCCTTGGGCAAGATGTTGATGGCCGATATCCATGCGGCAGTGGAGGTCCAGATCGAACTGGGCAGGACGTGGAAACCCCTGCGGATGCGCAGCGCAGTGCGGGTCGGTACGACCGTTACCCTCACGGTGGACTTGCCGCCCGGGACCACCAGCACTGCTAAGGACCAGGACTGGCTGCCGCAGGTCACTCAGGATGGCTTTGTGTTCCGCGACAGCAACGGCGCCACTGCGATCACCGCCATTGCGTATGCCGGGGCCACCATCACCTTGACCCTGGCGGCGGTACCAACCGGGGGCAGTCCGGTTGTGCGGTACGGAATGGATTACGGCCTAGGAGCTGGCTACTACTCCATGGCAGGCAACGCCATTGCCATGACCGAGACACCATCTTTTTACCATCGCCTGGGGCATCCGGTACCGAAGTTCATTCGGCATAACCTCTTGCGTCAACAAATAGGAGTCACCGTATGAGCATCGCTGGAATCCGGATCAATCAACCCTTTAACAACGATGCGTTGAGCGTGGGCGGCTCGCGGGCTGAAGCGCTCATTGGCGATGTTCACCTGGTTAACTGGTTCCAGGCGGATCCCCGTAGCGTGGACCTGGACGGTGCCGAAATCATTTCCTTTACGGACAAAAAGGGTACGGGGGCCAAGTTCACTCGGGCGACTTCGGCCAACTCGGCGACGCTGGTCAACGGCTTGTTTGGAATCTACCCGGGGGCCAGGTTCAACGCGTCGGAATCCGACAAGTCGGTGTTCTCCGGGGCTGCCGCCAATCTATCGCAGCCGTTTACCTGGGCGGGTGTAGCGACGCTCAACAACAATGCGGCAGCCGCCAACCTGATGGGCACGTTTACCAGCACCACGGTCCGATCGATTCTGAACGTATCTGGTGGAGCGGCGGCGATGCGTCTGCAATTTGGCACGGTGAGTACCGGCGCACTCGCCATTCCCATCGGGGAGCCGTTCGCCTTCGCCGCTGGATTTGATGGCACCAACATCTTTTTGATGGTCAATGGTGCGGTGAGCGTTGTTGCGGCGGCTGGCGCTCCCAGTATGTCGGCCTTGAGCCTTGGTGCGTTGCCTGGAGGAGGGCAGTTCTGGGACGGCAATGTGTCCGACATTTTTATCTGTGATATCGCCTTGAACAGCTCGGCTCCTGCAGCCACCGCGTTGCTCAGCAAGATTCGAGGCTTCACCCAAAGGGCCTATGGCCTAAGTGCCTGATCAATTCCCGTCATCTATTGCCCGCCAAGTGCGGGCTTTTTTTCGCCTGGAGAAAAGTTATGACTGCAACCGAAGTAGACCGAGACATTTTTGCGCGCACGCTGTGGGGTGAAGCTCGAGGGGAGGGGCTGGCTGGCCAGATCGCTGTGGCCTGGACCATCCGCAACCGGGTGAACGATGGCAAGGCCAGATCCTGGTGGGGCGAGGGCTATGTCGGTGTGTGCCAGAAACCCTACCAGTTCAGCTGCTGGAACAAGAACGATCCGAACTTCGTCTACCTGAGCGGTGCTAAGCCGATCCCGTTCCGCGAGTTTGCTCAAGCGCAGATCGCCGCTGAACAGGTGATGACCGGCAAGGTTCCGGATCCCACCGGTGGGGCCACGCATTACTACGCGACCACTTTGCCGAAAGCACCGGCATGGACTGTGGGAGCGAAACAAACATTCCGACTCGGCCACCACGTCTTTTTCAGGGATGTGCCGTGAGCCCCGCGTCGCTGAAGTTGGCGGCCGTAGGCGTACTGGTCCTAATGCTGCTGACGACTGGAGTTACCTGGAAGGTGCAGGACTGGCGGTACGGCAAGCAGCTGGCTGAACAGGCTGGCCTGCACAAAGACGATTTGACCGCCATCAGTAATGCAGTCGCGGGCCAAGTCCGAGCCGATCAGGAAAAGCGCCTGGCCCTGGAGCAGCGCTTGTCTACCAGCGAACAATCTCACTACAAGGAACTGAGCGATGCTCAAACCAACCAGGCTCGCCTGCGCGATCGGCTTGCCACTGCTGATCTGCGGCTGTCAGTCCTCCTTACCGAAGGTCCAGCCGGTGGCAGTTCAGTGCCAGCCGGTACCGCAGCCGGTAGCGTGGTTCATGACGGAGCGCGCGCCCGACTTGACCCAGCGCATGCTCAACGAATTATCGGCATCACCGATACCGGCGACCAAGGACTGATCGCCTTGGCAGCCTGTCAGGCCTACGCCAGAGAAGTCTCAACACCGAAGTGAAAAAGAGCGACCGGGGTGAATGCGTCAACATCCAACCCGGCCGCCGTCCCTGCAGATTGTCCCTGCAAGTCCAGCCAAGGCTCTTACTCCGTGCACGAAGCGCGGCGAGCCTAGCACCTGTTTATCCATACAGTAAAGGTCTTGCTCTCAATGTCTACACCCATCATCCCTTGGATGGGCGGCAAACGCCGCCTGGCCGATCGCCTCATTCCGCTGTTCCCACCCCACGAATGCTACGTCGAAGTCTTTGCCGGCGGTGCTGCTCTGTACTTCATGCGACCCCAGGCGGCGCCGGTTGAAGTCCTCAACGACATCAACGGCGACCTGGTCACGCTATACCGCGTCGTGCAGAACCACCTTGAAGAATTCGTGCGCCAGTTCAAGTGGGCGCTGAGCTCGCGTCAGGTGTTTGAGTGGCAGAAGATGACCCGCCCCGAAACCCTCACCGATATCCAGCGCGCCGCTCGATTTTTCTACCTGCAGCACCATGCCTTCGCCGGCAAGGTCACTGGGCAAACGTTCGGTACCGCGACGACTGGCCCGGCCATCAACCTGCTGCGGATCGAAGAAAACCTTTCGGCCGCCTGGCAGCGACTGTCCGGCACCTACGTCGAAAACCTGCCCTGGTTGGAATGTGCCGAGCGCTACGATCGAGCCCATACCTTCCATTACATGGACCCGCCTTACTGGAAGACCGCCGGCTATGGGGGGGATTTTCCATTTGAAAACTATGAGCGCATGGCCGACTTCATGCGGCGCTGCAAAGGCAAGGTGATGGTCAGCATCAATGATCACCCGGACATTAGGCTCGTGTTTGAAGGGTTCTATTTTGAAACAATAGATATTCGCTACAGCACCACTAACCAACGGCAGGGGAAGTCAGAAATGAGTCGGGAGTTGGTAATTATGAATTGGAAACCCGGTTTGCTTGACAGACTATTTTGACTTCCAAAAAACGTTGAGCCTTTTGCCATGTCAACTTTGACCAGCAACGTACAAAAGGTGTAGTGTGGTGGCATTTTGTCATAATGAGATTCTCTGGGATGAAAAAATTTCCTTCGGCTTTAACTAAGATTGAGCTGGGTTATTCAGAAAACAAGGAAGTCGTTATTGCGTCAATCGCAGGTATTGCGATTAAGCGATTTAGAACTATGCAAGATCAAGATGTTTTTTTAGGAACAAATATTACGATATTTTCTGGTCGAAATGGAACAATGAAAACATCCTTGATGGGGTTGATAGCGCACCCCTTCAATAGTGAGGCTCAAGATGTATTTGGTAAGGTTCTGAAAACACCTCTAAAAGAAGTGTTTAAATTGTCACCTGTTTTCGACAGAGATAAGTATGAGTATGACCTTATCCTTTGTACGGATAAAGGTACAACTATGAAAGAAACCGTATCGATGTACTATGTTGGTGATAAAACTAATCGCCATCGAGTTGTGGTTTCCGGGGCTGAAAAAGGGGATGGAAACTTTGCGTATAATACGTCTTTTCTAAATTTGAAAAGATTGTATCCTTTGGTCGATACTAAAGCGGTGCCGGATAAGGCGACTTCACTTGATTTGAGTTCTGAAGAAGCTGCTGACCTGAAAGATTATTATGAGACGGTTTTGCCAAGTACTGATTATAATCAATTTACACCAGTGCATGAGAAAAATGTTAAGACAACTTTCGCCCCGGTAGGAGAAGGTGCTAGGTATGACTGGCTTTCAATTTCTTCAGGGGAGGATAATTTGGGGGCTATATTCAATAGGCTTCTTGGCTTTAGGCGTTCATTTAAAGGGAAAAATGGTGGGGGTAATGGGATTTTTTGTATAGATGAATTTGAAAGTAGTTTGCATCCTGTTGCTCAGTTAAGACTTTTTGACTATCTTCAGCGCTGGTCAAGTAAGTACAATGTCCAAGTAATCGTATCAACACACTCGCTGCATCTGATTTCTCATATTTATTTGGAGCATGGCGAAAACTTAAAGAAAGACAGGATAGTAGTTAATTTTGTTAGCAAATCTACAGCGGCGGATGGTAACTATCCGATTCTGCGCAATCCGCCCTATGAGCTGGCGTACAAAGAGTTAACACTTCAGGATCCAGAGGAAGCTGTTAAAGCAAGAAAGATAAGAGTTTTCTGTGAGGATGATTACGCTGTTCATTTTGCTAAAAAGCTAATAAAGTCGAGAAAGATATTGAGTTGTGTTGAATTTCATTCGTCATTGAATAAACAAGAAAATGGCCCGGGCACATCTTATTCTGCATTACGTGCTTTGTGTGTGAATTATCCGTTACTGCTTGAGCGGAGTCTGGTTTTGTTTGATGGAGATGTGCCTGATACAGTTACTAATAACATAAAAAACAAAAGCTTGTACTTGACGTTGCCTGATAGCCACGGGCTGGCGATTGAGCGGCGAATTATAGTGTTTATTTTGGAGTTGGAAAATGATGACGGTTTTTTTGTAAAGTTTAAGAAGGAGCGCGAGCGTCTTTTGAGTGAGTTTAAAGATGCAGGCATCAAGTCGTTAGCAGTTAAAGATGTTATGAGTGAAGCCAAAACACCAATTTCTAATTGTAAGGCGTGGGCGGATAAAGATAAGGTGAAATTCAAGGAGTACATAACTTATTATTGTGGAATGGCGCAAGGTCGAGATGAGTTTTCGGTTTCATTTGTGAATGCTATCAATAAAATAAATGCCATGAGTGGAATGCCTGCTTTGACAAATTGATCAGGTTTTGGGTTTTAAATTTCGTGTGGGGGCTGCGATGACACCGGGTGCAATTTTTACTGAATTGAAAAAAGAGTTGGGTGGGGTCAATCCATACATGGCTATTGTGGATTCTTCGGTTAGAATTTTTTTGGATGACGCGAAAACTCATGTAAGTCCTTCAAAATTCATGGCGGAAAAGGCCAAGCTCTTAGGCTATGGACGATTGTATCTAGATCAGTTGGAGTTAGAGCGAGCGAAACAGTTTGTTTATATTTCGCATGTGGCTTTCATAAATAGTAAGGCTGAAGTTGCGTGTGAAAAAATAAGAAAGCAGCCCTTGGTGCGCAAACCAGTTTCTGCCGTAGAAGGAGATTATTTACGTCAGGCTATCCGTGTCATACATGCGTCACGGAATGGTTCGTCTACAATAATGAATGATGATTTGGCAATGGGCGAGTTGGTGGGCATTGGGGATGTTGCGATAATTGATTATTATAGGAAACTCCGGAACGAGAATTTCCATGGGAGTAAGGTTAATACTGCGTATCCTTTCGATCAAACCCAAATCAGTCATATAGTCTCTAGATATGGGGTCGCCCCAAGTCAGTCAGGAAGTTTGAATAGTCAAGATATGATTTTGTTGTCGAAAGTCTGGCAGCAGGTAATTTTTGATTTGTGTGTCAAGTCGTTACACCCCGAAAATGACGTACTTCCGGTGGTGGCCAAAAGGTATAAGGGAATAACAGGCGATAGAAGAGCTAAAGGAATTACTCAGCATCTTCAGCAAGAATATTTACTTGACAGCTATTCTGCGCATGAGCTATTTTTGAAAATGTAGGCTGGTTAGCATAATCGGTAATGCGCCCTACGGCTGTGCTACGGCACAGCCTTCCCTCGAATGGCACTTGGTTTCAGGTGATATTCGAGGGGTAGATGGAGGTTCGAGTCCTCTGCCAGCCACCAATTCCTACAGGTCTGCACCTCGTTTGTGAAGACAGACTAAGCGATTCAGCACCCGCTTCACCTTCAGGCCTCTTGATTTAAACCCTCCAGCACAATGCGTAGTGCGTTCAGTCGAATAGGGCACTACTCGTAATTCTTAACTCATGCTGTGGCGACCATTAATTTTTAAGATGTCCACTAGTGTCCCCGTATAAGACAAAATCCAGTTACCCTAACGGGACGTTCTCGTCTACGGGGGGATTATTTTCAGCCAAAGCTTGACTCAGTTATAAGCATCCGCTGACCTCTCACCCATGGCGCTAATTGTAGATGGGGGCACCACTAACGACGCCCCCCTTTCACTACGTCTGACAGGTTCTTGTTGGGCTTTTTCAATCGGTATTTCTGTTATTCAAGCGGGCAAGCCCTTGTTTGATATGGCCGGCGTTTTCACCCATGGTCCACAGTGCTCCACGGACATTTCCGCCCACCTCCTGTGCCCCTTGCTCCTCAACCAGCAGTGTCAATTCCATAATGGCCGCCTGCAGAGCCTCCTGGTTTTCGTACAGCCTTTGCAGCACATCCGACAGTGAATAATCACCAGACATGACGTCGACTCCTTTCATGCAAAACACAAGCATAGTACCGGCAGTGCCCATGTCAGGCAGTAATTGCAGCTTGCTTAGAAATTGCTACAAAGCGAAGAAGTCGCAGCGGATTAGCCAGTCGGGCTGGGGCGTTGGAGGACTGCTAGACCCAATCCATCATCGGGGCGACGGAGAAGCGGCGGGAGAGCGGTTGGGCGATGGTTGGTGCGGCTGAATGGGGCATGGGTATCTGAATAAAAGAAGCGTGAGGCGGGGTAGGGAGTTTATCAGGAATGAAGGAGTGGAAGGGCGCTAGGGGGCACTTGCGGCGACCACGATTCTGACGTCGTGCTTCTCACCGCAGTCGGCTTCGTCTCTTTTCGCGCGCCATGCCAGCGCCAGTGATAAACGTGACTAGCGCCAATGGCGTAAGGCCGATGTATCCAATGCTTGCCACGCTTCGGAGTGGCAAAGTTGATCCTTCGTCAGCCAGAGTCCTGCGTGCGGGCACAGGGACTCGGCGGGGAGTGCCAGCAGGTCGCTCAACTTCATTGCGCTGATTGAGCCTCGGTCTCCTTCATCCTCGGCTTCCCAGTCGCGCAGAAATAGACGTACCTTCAAGACATTGGCATTAAAACCTTCAAACTGTGGTCGATTATGGAGCCACTGAGGTGAATGCCTCAAGGTTCGCTCCTGGACATCCAACAGCAAGATCTGCCATGCCAAGCGACCTCCGTGGTCATCTTCGACGTTGGTATGGAGTCGAGTCAGCGCGAGATAACGTGCATCCTCGGACCAGATCATCGAGGGCGCGAGATGGCTGATGGCGCAACCGGACGCCGTCAGCAAATGCCCGCCCAGGCGTGGGCTCTGGACGCGTAGCCAACTGTCGGCGTATTCGGTTTCACAACCGAACAGCCAAGCGGCATCTTTATCCATCGGTGCTGGCTGGACAAAGTTTCCATCGGCGATTGCAGACTGTGGCTGTTTAACCAGGCGCCAATCGGGGAGGGCGCTCAGGCCTTGTTGGCTGACATTGAGCTCACACCACTCGTAGTAAAGCCGCGAGTCCTGTCGATACTGGCAAAATGCAGCGGCATCGTCCGCCTCGGGTGGCGATTGATCAAAGCGCTGCAATGGACTGCTTTGCCGATCCTGATCCAGGCGACCTCGAATCACTGCCAGGCTCAGTCTCGGCCCACGAAAGTCCAACAATCGTGCGACCAACAGAGGAGGGCTGTTCATCAATTGTCGTTCCTGTGCGTCGACCACCACCACGTGACCTGCTGTGGCGGGCGGCAGGGCGAACGGTATTAATGCGATGTAACGTCCAGTGTCTGAAACTCGATGATCGAGCAGCCAAACGCCCGGTAACTCCCAGTCCCCAATCCTGCAGGTATAACCCCCGAGCCCCAGGCTGTTGTCTTGCCGCCAGCTAAATTGAGCCCGCGTATCACCAGTCAATGGTGCCGACTCGACCATCGTCGCGCCTCGCTGTCCATCACCCACCAGAGGCACGGCCAACCGCACGCGAGTCAGGTGCCGCTGCGCAACCTGCACCCGGCCGTTCGGATCATGGCCCACCTGAGACTCACAGTCGCTGTGTATGCTGTACAAGCCATAACCATAGCGACCGCGATCAGGCTGCGGGTAGTCGAAGTAGGACGATAGCCGCAGGTAGTGGTCATCCAGCTCCAGGGGGGCGCTCCAACCCACGGAAGGTTCGCTGTCGGCAGATAGCCACGGACAAGGCAATGCTTGCCAGCCGCGGTCTACGTGCCAGAGCCAATATTCGAGGGCTTGCGGTTGCTCATCATTCATCCGTGCATGGCAAGCGAACGAGCGGCCATCATGATTCCAGATGATTGAGGTATCGGCCCTGATCAGCAACGAAGTGGGCTCACCGTTCATGCTCACGCTGTATTCCGGGCTCATCAGCGGGGCGCAAGGCTGTGGCAATTCGCGCAGGCTGGCCGGCAGCGCCAGACAGGCGTCCAATCTTTGCTGACCATCGGGAGACGTATGCCGGAACGCGTCGAGCGCAAGGTTTTTTTGCCAGTCACCAGGCTCAACCCAAAGGTCAATAACGGGCACCAGGCTGACCTTTTCAGCCGTCGTCAGCAGTTGCTCCAGGCTGATCTCCCGTGCGCCGTTGTCGACCAGAGGACTGTAACGCCCACTCAGGATGCCGTCGTTAAAGGCATCCAGTTCCCAAAATTCATCACACGAACACTGGTAAAGCTGACGCAACTGTCGATCCAGAATCACCAATCCCCAGGCTTGGCGCGAGGGTAAAGGCGCGGCGAAATAACGTCCGTCATTCGAGAAGCGAGCCGACGACCCAAGGCCCTGGAGCAGCACCCCATCGGGAAATAGGTAATCGCACAGGACGGGTCCGCCCATGGCGATTTCGCTGTAGTTGAACACCCTGATGGGCTCGCCCTCGGGAGTTTGCTGCGGTTCGTCCCCACCCCAGGCACTGGCGCCGCCTGAAGACTGACCAGGCGATACCGGTGACGACTTGGCCTGTGTTTTATCGACCAGGCCAAAACGTCTTTCCAAGTGACTGACGCAAGCCAGCCCGAAGAACATCACAGCCGCTGCCCCCGCAATATCCCAGTACGCCGGCAAAGCCCTGCCCAGATTAAAACCCAGGCCTAGTGCGGCAGAGGTCATGAGCCGGGCAGCCCCTCGACCGGTTCGTTGCCAACCGGCCCGTGCCGTCAGCCACATCAAGGCAGCACAACCCAGTACCACACCGAGCGCCCACAGCAGCGGTAATACCGCCACGAGAAAAATCGGGATCAACAGTACGGCGATTTGCCAAAGTAGATCGAGCAACAATCGAGGCAGGCTTTTTTCGTCAGTACGTTGATCCGAAGAGTGAGTCAC